GGTTTACGACCCAGACGCACGCACGGTAAACGTTTTTCACGGCACACAAACTCCCAAACTCCGACAAAAAGATACCTCCAAGGTCAAAGCACTGTGGTCCGGTGAAGTTTCCCGGGCGCCCGCTGGTCTTCTGCAGCTGTCCGAAGCTCGCAAACTCCCAAACTCCCGTAGTTACCCACAGCCTGTGGATAAATAACGCTTGACAAATTAGGCACCGGGCCCGTGCAGCCAGTCTGACGGAAACTCCCAAACTCCAGTAATAAAATCCCCACGTTTCTGCGATTTCGTAGGACAGGGGTTTTATCACCGGGCGCGCCCGTCTGATTTCCGTTATCACCTTCATACGAAATGGCTGTTTTCTGCCAAATTTTTTTTGCCTTCACCCTGAAATACCTGTTGACCAGGATGCGAAGTGGTGATATTCTTCAGGTTAGAATGAGAAAGAGAGGCAAATATGGACTGACTATTGTATT